AGTGCTTCCCAAGCGCCAGTTGGCAACCAAGCAACTGAAGTATTTACAAAACAGTTAAGGCGCTTGGTGCGAAATTCAGCTTCAGGTGTACGAAGAACTGCAGATTGCATTTCTTCTTTGTCCACAATGTCATTGAATCCTGGGTTTGCTTCGACCCAAAGCGCTTCGTCTCTGTGATCGGCTTCAGGTTGAGTTGGCTCCCACCACGAAAAGAAAAATGAAGGGTCTTTAGTCTCACCTTTAACAACCTTTTGGCCGTACTGGTAAAGCGAGTAGCAAAGAGAATCTTGGCCGTTGCTTTGTGTTTTAACTCCAGCGGTAGTGATGCCAAGAAGAAGTGAGTCGGCTCTAGCACCACCCGCGAGAGAAAGCACATTCCACAATTCCCAACTTGGCTGGGCGTGGACTTCATCAAAGATAACTAGCGGGGAAGGGTTCAAGCCTTCTTTTGAATACGCTTCGGCAGATAGTACGCGGTACACGCTGCCTTTATCTTTGAATTCAATTGCATCGCGGTAAAGCGTGAACATTGAAGATAGTTCTTCATCTAGCTCAATCATTCGCTTAGCAGTTCCAAACACAATGCGTGCTTGGTCGCGGTCTGCTGCACAAGAATAAATTTCTGAACCGTTGCCGCCAACTGTTAAACCAGCCAAGCCCATTGAAGCGGCCAGCGCTGATTTGCCATTTTTACGGCTCATTCCAACCAACGCGGTGCGGTGTCTGAAACGGCCATCTTCACGGCGGGCAAGAATATGCTTCAGCAACTCTTTCTGCCATCCACGCAGTTCAAGTAACTTGCCTGCAGGTGAGGCTACAGAATCTTTTGTAACTCGGCAAACGGCTTCAGCAAAGTTTGCATACAACTCGCCATCACCGCGCATTTGATCTGCAAGGGGTACTTCAGTTAACCAGCGTGGCGGCCAACCAGGAACTTCAGCCATTCTTCTTTTGCTGCTCTAACAACTGGGCAAGTTTTCCCTTAGTCGTTACTTCAGCAACCCCCAACTTACTGCGATCAACTGGCGTTAGGCCAAGCAATGAAAGCAATTTAATAATGTCGTTTTCAACAGTGTTCAACATTCCAAACAAAGGGTTCGCATAGGCGTATCCCTTATCGGTGAAAAGCACATAGTCGGTAGCGGCTAGTTTCTCTTTTAGCTCGTACTTCTTATCCATCTTTTCACAAAGTTCAATAAGCAACTTGCCATCCGTGTTAGCAATCCACGGTGCCATTGCTTTAACATCGGTCCACATCTTTTGGCCAGCATCGCTTAAATGAAGCGGTGCATCGCCTTTAATCGGTGGCAGCGCAATTACATTCTTTAAGTCAGGCAATGGGCGTTGCCCTGGGTTGCCGTTCTTGCGCTTTTGTTCAGTTGGCTTAGGTGGTCTGCCTGCCGTCATTGTTATCCAATCGCTTGTAATCCATCGCCCCCGATAGATGAACTGCATTGCTAATTGGCAGGAAGCCAACAACCTTGCTGATCGTATTGCCATTTTGAAAATCAGTTGTTGCTGGCATTTGTTCTTCTTGCCAATCAATTGATAGCAACGAAAGATTCCAGCCATAAATTCCACGCGGCGTTGAATTGATGTATGCCGCTTGGTAGTTCAAATTTTTAGCTTTAGAAACTAAGGCATCAAACTTTTTCTTTTCAATTAACAGTTCTTCATAATGCGTACGCCTGCATTTGAGTTCAATCACCAGGCGCATTTGATCGCTTACGCAATCGTGCGTGCTGAACTGGTTTGGCATTTTTTTCAAATCGCGCAGGTAGTTAGTTTGCAAAAACTGCAACAGTTCAAGTTCACTCAAACCAAAACCCCCCAACTCAAATTTCGCAGAACTCTGCGTTTGCAGGGCATCGGGGTTTATATAGGCTCATTCTGAGCAACTTTTACCCCGTACGGGGAGATGCCACGGGGGCCTATCTATTGCCTTTTTGCGAATTGTGTGATCGGCATAAGATGCGAAGGTTAGTGATTTCCAATTTCAACCACGGTGCTTCACTCAAAGGAATTATGTGGTCAACAGTTAAATCTTTATTAGTGCAACCTGGTATAGAACAGAAAGGTTGTTGCTCTCTTAACTTCTTACTTAGCTTGTTCCATTGGTAGTCATAACCGCGTTGGCTGCGTGTAGGTCGCTGCCTATCCTTGATGCGTTGACATTCTAAACATCTACTTGCTCGAACTACTCGACCACATCCTGCACACGGTCTAGGCAATACCATCGTAACGCTCCAAGTATTCAATCGCATACGATAAGAACACAACAGAATCTTTGAATTGACCTAAGCCTAAGTTGCAACTGTTGCACAACAATCCACGCACCTGATTGGTTTCGTGGTTATGGTCAACACTTAACTTTCGTATTGTGTCGCTTTGGTTGATTCCACAAATAGCGCAAGAGTTATTTTGTTCCTCAAGCAAATCTTTTCTATGACTTGATGAAATGTTGGTAACTCTTTTGTGTAAGTTTCTGCAATCATTGCAAGTAGTTCTTCTTTTGTTCGGTGTTCGCTTATCGTGATGAAACTTTGTTAAAGGTTTATCTGTGTTGCATTTCTTGCAAAACTGTGTGTTATTCGTCATCATCCTCTAAGGAACTTTCATATTGTTCCATTGATACAAAGTAACGATTGTATGCTTCAAGTGTTGATGCAGTTGCTCTTGTTAATAATGTTTCAATGCCTTCGAATGACATCTGTTGATCTGTCATTATGTCTGTTGATACTTCACCAATGCTAACTGCAATGCTCAACATTTAGTTAGCTCCAATCGGCTATCTAGTAAATCGTCAATGAACTTATCAACGATGTGTTTTTTAGAATCAATTGTTTTGGAGCGAGTATCTACGGCGTGTGATAACGCCTCATCTATCTCTTGTATTGTCTCGGTATCCATACCTATCCCATAAATGAATAAAGCCCAAACCTGTTGGCTGGGCTGATTAAGTGGATGGCAATACCTGTTAACGAAAGTGTAGCAAACGATTTAGAACTTTTTTGTCAAGTTTTAACGGTTGGCAATCACTGCTGCTAAGTCATACAAACTACCACGGCGTTCAACCTTGTTGGCCTTGATGATCTTATGAACTTGGCGTTGAGTAATGCCAAGCCACAATCCAATTGCCTCTGCATCTAAAAAGAACTTACGACTTGGATTGGACATTGCTAAAGCTACAAGGCGCAACACTGTCCAAGATTCCTTGCACCCAAAGCAAGTAACATCTTGCATAAGGTTTTCAGCATCAATAACTACATACTTGCCACATTCATCTGTTGGGCAGGGGATACGGCGGGGTTGCTCAACAAATTGCTTTGCAGCAGCCATTCCCTTTGCGTGCTGCTCTTTGATCTCCACATAAAAATCTGATGCCCAATCTTGGCCAAGTGTCCAATCAAGGTGAGCAATTTGAAAGTCGCAGGCAACCTGAACTTCTTGGTCAATGGTTGGTTCTTTCTTCAGTAAAGCGGGCGGTGTCAATCCCCTAGCGCTGCGAATCTCTGACTCCCAACTATGCAAGATGCCAAGTAACTCATTGGCCATTGAATAATCAAGTGCGTTGACATTTACCCCAATCGAGCGTTCGGCGCTGACACTGCCACTGCCTGATCTGCCAGGTGCAACGAAATCTTCAGCCTCACGGCGCAGGAACGGGATACTTGTGAGCCACACAATTATTGCCTTGTGGCATCCTCGGCAGGTGATTGCATCTGTTGGGCGTTGGCAAATGTTGCAGTTCAAAATGGCACCTTTTCACTAGAGGTTGTGGATAACTTAACGCGATCAAAGTATTCGGTTGGTTCTTGGCCAAACAGGAAACCTTCAGTTTTGCAGGTGTGCTGGGCAAGAACGATTGGGTCAACTGCCTTCATTCGGGCAGATGTTCTTCGTGTAGCTTCAAAGGATGTTGTGGTTCGGTGGATTTGGTAGGTTCGGCCACCGCCAAGAAGGGTTTGAATCTCATCTGTAATGTTGAGTCGAGCCATATCAAGTTTCATAGGAATCCCGCTACTGGTCAATCCATCCCAAATTAAATGACCACATTGCCTGCAGTTGATAGGTTTGAAATTGAAGTCACTCATTAGGCGTACCTGTACCGAGTGTGATGGTGTACCTATTTCCGCATATATACATATGCGGAACGGTACGCACACCGATCACGCTCAAAACTGCCTGTGTACCGAAAATAAAAAGGTACACAAAAGGTACGGTACGGTACACCTTAGTTCACCTTCAATTGTGTGATTTCGGCATCCAAAAGGTTGAAATGGCTCTTTCCCAAGTCAGTTATATACAAAATAAATGATCGGTCATTTCCACGATTATCAACCCAGCCACCTGCCAAAAGGTCACTGATTCGCTCTCCAATGGCATCCTTTGAACCGCTGATGCCTTCCTGAACCACTCGCCGTGAAGCGCCAGGGTGATTGTGGATAAACTCAACAATCTCTTTGGACTTCTTGAATTCCTTATTGGCTTCCATTTCGTCTTCAACCAATGGCACACCAATCACATATTGCATTTGCGCTTTAGTTGAATCAATGGTGAAAACTGCAGCCTCTTGGGTTCTATCTGACTTTCTCCACATACCTGCAATCTTGCGGATGAAACCAGGGCGATCTTTGGTAACTCTCATTGTCAGCGTTCCAGTGCGCCCAGGGGCAAGTGCCTCAAGAGGCTCTACGAGATAGGCAGCGCCATCAATAGTGGCAAGTTTTGCTTGGCCGCCAATGGCAAACCGCCCGCGTGTTTCTGCATTTTTGGTGATGTGGTCAATAAGCACAACGGCAGCGCCACTGGCAGTTGCCACTGTTCTTGGAAATATGCGCATCCAACGGGTGATGGCATCGTTATCTTTGGTTTCGCCACCCCACATTGTCAGGGATTCGGTAACACCATCAATAATGACCAATTCGGCAGAATCAGCTTCAAGGATGGCTTTCCAATACGGGTCATCGGCATCCCGTGGACCATCAGGGCGAATGTAGGTGAAGTATTGCAAAAGGTTGGCTCGACTCACGCCAAGTGCCTTGAGTCGGTTAACAATGTCAATGGCATCTGATTCAAAATCAATGTAGATAACCTTTTTGTCAGCCTTTAGACACTCTGCCGTGGCGATCTGAGCAACCCACGATTTACCCGATTCAGATTCACCATAAATTGAGTGAACTCGGCCAGTGTAGATCAGGCCGTTGCCATCTGAACGCTTTAGAATCGTTGCAATGGGTGCCTGAAATAAGCCGTCAAAGTAATCCTTTAGGGCGATTGGTTTCCAACTGGATTCATCATCTGAAGGTGTAGCCAAAGGTTCCAAAAGGTTACCTGTAGGCATCAGTGAGTTGCTTAAATCAAAAGAATTCAGGCCTTGCGCCCCGTAGCCTTGATTGCGTAGATCATTGGCTGCTGCCTTGAAGTCTCCGCCGTGTTTGAGAGTGGCATAAAAGGCAAACTTGGAATATGAAGTTTCTGCATCAAATTGCGTTGATGTTGAGAAAACATAGAATTTGTCGTTGCCATTGAAATTGGTGGTGGCACTGATACCTTCAGTTTTACCTGGTCTGCGCCAAACTGTTGATTCACCCTTGCGATAAACAACGCTCCAGCCAAGAGGCAGTAGCAATTCTTCCCAAGTGGTACGGGCATTGTAATCATCGCCAGGGGTTAGAACGCCATCGTGCTTTGTTGCAACTTCTTGTTGGATACTTTCAGCTTTTGGCATCTCATCAAACATTGCAAAGATATTGTGCAGTGCTGATCTTTGTTCCATTGTGATTGTCGGGATGGTTTCAATTGAGCCACCTATAAGTGTCCAATTGCCCCCGCTTGGGTGAGTGGTGCCACCTGAAGGTGCAGTAATTGTAAAGCCGCCTTCAGATCGAGTCTCTGCCCACACATCAACCCCGCCGTTTTCGCCAGGCTTGCGTGCCAACTTCGTATTTCCTGGCAACTCGCCGTTTGATACGCGATAAAGCCAATGAAGCCCACCTGAAGGTGTGATCTCAACATAACCAGCGTTGAGTGTATTCCACAAATCGCCAAGCCCTGAATTGTTTGCAATCTCTGCAATCTCAAGGTGCATCTTTTGAGCTACGGCGCGACCTTCAAGTTCAAGCATCTCTAGGTTGCCTGATACCTTGCCAGTGATAACACCAATGCCATTAACATCATTTTTGAACCACATCAGCAATTCATCTGCAATGGGCAACTCTTGCTGAAACCGTTGCCAAGCAAATGCTGGTCGTTTGGAACCATCATTGGCAACTGGAACTACTGAAATTCCTTGTGCTAAAAATCGCAAGGCGATTGGTAACAACTCACTCATTCTTTTCCCCCTTGCAATTACACTTAATTAAAGTTAGGCAATCCGTACAAATCGCGTGCGGTCCATCATCATTTCCACAATTAACGCAGGATTCAGGCATTTAGCATCCTTTGTGCAATCCATTGTGCAACTGGAACAGATACTGCATTTCCCATTTGCTTATAGCGGTTTGAATCTGCCTGCCCATCAGTCCAATTGTCAGGAAAGCCTTGCAGCCGTTCCATCTCAATTGGCATCAAGCGGCGAACCCGACCTTGAGAAACTACTAATTCTGTTGCTCGTACTTCGGTGGCGTTATCAAACGAGTTCAAAGTGTTTGTAAAGTCGCGCTCAACCCAGGTTTCGTAATCCTCAACACTTTGGGCGCGGCGTGCTTTTGAAAAGGTATGAATCAGATCGTTAGCAGTGCGTTTTGGAGAACCAACGGTAATTCTTGGTTCTTCCTTGCCCCGCGTTCTAAAATACCGTCTGCGGCCTTCCTCGAAAGCCAATACTTCGGCGGCACGCTCTCCCCTGTCTCCAAGAAATCCGACAATAAAGATTCGTTTTCTTCGTTGTGCAACTCCGAAATATTGAGAGTCAAAACAACGCCACCCGATGCCATACCCGCGCTCATTAAGTGCATTGATGACTGTTCGCATATCTCGCCCATTATTTGACGATAATAAACCACCGACATTTTCGAGAACGAAACTTTGCGCTTTGGTTTCATCAAGGATTCGGCAGATTTCCCAAAATAATCCTGATCTAGCACCTGAAAGTCCTTTTTGTTTTCCACCCACCGACAAATCTTGGCAAGGAAATCCCCCTGAAATAATCCCATTTGCGGGATTGAATCCTGCTGCAATAAGTTCTCCACCATTTACCCCCTGAATATCTCCAAAAATCTTTGATTGCGGAAAATGCTTTGCCAATACATCTTGGCATTTCTTATCAATCTCAACTGATGCAACTACTTTTGCACCAGCGCGTTCGAAAGCTAAATCAAAACCACCAACGCCAGCAAATAGCGATACAACAGTTTTCACTTGCTACCGCCCCATCCGTCACCCTTGAAGATGGTTCCCCCAAGTGAATACTTGCGTTGCATCAACTTCTTCTTGCAACTTTCGCAGATGATGCGCTTTTCATCATTCATTTCAAAAAACACTTCGGCTTTATGCCCACAATCACAAGTGAATTCATAAAATGGCATTTCTTACCCCCGTTCGTTTATGTCTTGCGTGGCGCTGCAGGAATCGAACCTGCCCCAACTATTGCTAGTTGCCCCGTGGGTGAACCATCACAACGCCTTCTTGGGATGAAAGGACTTAGCCCCCAAGAATTAGTTAACTGGTTTTGCTCCCAGTTGTGCCAACAATGCCTGCACTGCAGGGTCATTGATGTTAGCAGATGGCGCAGGCGCAGCCACTGGCGCAGCACCAGCACCCGCAATAAATGCGTTTGCCTTTGCAACTGCATCAGCATCACCTGTTGCATCTACAAGAATCCACGGCGCAGACTTTCCAGGCTTTGCAGTTCCCTGTCCAATGCGTGCCAATACCTTTTGGCCAATCTTTGTTTTTAATGCGTTCTTCAAAGCTACATTAAAGAACAATACTGATTCGTGATTGAATCCAGTATCTAAATCGTTAATGCGTACTTCAATTGCATCTGCATCACCGTGAACTGTTTGAATACCTGTTTTGTATTCCAATGGCTCAAGGATAAGCAAGTGTCCGTTCAAATCAGCAACTTTTACTGATTCTGTGTTGTTACTAGGTGCTGAAAATGCCATTTGACATTCCCCCGTTTCTTTTTAGTTGGGTGGTGCTTGGTGTTAGTTGTTTTCTAACTCTTTCGGCGGTGTTAGTTCCGCCAATTCTTTTGCTATGTCGTTGATCGTTTTTGCAGGGAATCCACACCCGCATCCGTCACGCTCACACATTGGTATCACCATTGCAGGCAACTGATAAATCAGTGCTGAAAGGTCGGTAGTACGGGCAATACATACAAAGCCTTGATGGTGTTGCAGGTATCAATGGCCACATTTGCGGATGGGTTTCAATATCAATTGTTGAAAGTAACTCATAAACGCTATCTAAACGAGCAAGTGCGGCAACGGCTGCGGCTTCATCGTAATCAAATAGTTCAATGTGCATATCATCAATGGAACCGCCTGTTGGCAAGAATATAAGCCCAACCTTATTTACCTGAACACCTTGCTGGGCTTTTCCGTAACCGTAAAGCTGAACTTGAGTGATCTGTTGGGCGGTAGCACCTTCACTGCGCTTGGCTTTTACACCTGCAGGTGAAGTGGTTTTCCAATCCAATACATAACCCTTTTCTTTATCGAAAAGGTCAACTGTTCCTGAAAGATTTGCTCGAATCTGAACTTTTTGTTCTACTTCGTAGCGATCAGGATGTTTGCTAAAAATATCCTCTAAGAATGAGTGGATGGCGGTGCCGACATTGGCAGCCCAGGAACCGCCACCCGACTCATTAGCCTTTTCCCAATCCAGCAACTTGTAAGCAAGTTTGCGTACACATTCTTGGCCTACTTCGCTTGGACCGATATAAACCTGTTGGCTTCGCGGTGTCCATTTGCTTGCTTCGGTGATGATGTTACTCAACTCCAAAGCAAGTTCTTTTGCTGGTGTGTTCAAAGGTGTGAAGGTCATTGGATTAGTCATCCTCATTTACAATTGAAAATCTACGAGAGGTTGATTTTACCTCAAGTGCTTCAATTACCTGCGCAGGCAAGATTTCGCGGGCGCGTTTGGTGTCAAATCGTGTTGATTCAACAAATGACCATCGAACAACAGGTTTGTTTAAGAACATACCCATTTGATTATTTCCAAGTGCAGCCTCAATGTGTGCGCGAGCAACATCGGCTACTTCTTGAAGTTCCTTGATCTTGGCCACGGCATTTTTATATTGCTCAAGCCAAGCGGCGGTGTTGGCATCAAAGTCAACCACGCCTGTTTCTATCTCTACACTCATACTAACCCCCATTAGTAATAGTTTTTTTGCTTAAAATGGCTCCACGCTCCACACGGACCGCTGGAACCATACTTTCGGCCAATGTAGGCCAGTGCTGCAATGGTTTGGGCAACAGTTGATTTACTGCGCTTCATCCCAAGATTCTTGTAAGTTCCATCCAGTAATTGACCAACTCCGCTGGCCGTACTGGTTGGATTCTTTTTATCTTGCCAAGCGCTTTCTTTGCTCATTAGGGCATTGAAACACTTGAATTGCTTTGCAGTCAGTAGCTCGCGAGCCACTTCCTTTGGATTCACCTGCATCAAATGCGGCCGATCTTTGTAGATAACCGATTGAGGTATTGCAGGTTGTGCCGTGATTGTTTGAACCACCAATGAAGTGCTGATGCTAACCACAACGATCAGTGCCAGCCTTTTGATGAGTCTTTTGTCTGTTGGTGTAATGGTGCTGCTCCTTGTTCAGTTGCAGTCAACTTTTTTAATACTCGCCTGACATAGCCAGGGGATGTATCTAGTTGAACCGCAATTTCGTTGGCAATTAACCCTTTTGCGTGCAATTGGATAATTCGTAACGCCATCCCTTTGAAGGCATAATCCTTACCCTTTGTAACAACGGCATCTCTATCGGCTGGCGTTGAGCCACCCCAAATACCGTGGGTTATTTGCTTTTCTAGTGCGTACTCCAAACACTCCTTACTGTGAATACAACTTGCGCATATTGCTTTAAGTTGGTGCAGTCTTTCTGCCTCTTGTGTGCGGTTATCAGGAAAGAATAAATCCTTATCCTCAATCTCTGCACACTTTGCTTCATCAAATCGTGGTAGATCAACAAAGAAATCAAAAGTTTTCAATGCTTTTCATCCAACCATTGTTGAAGGTCTTGGATTACCCAAGCCTTTTCAATCCCAGCGTTTCGGCGCTTGAGAATGATGTAATGCAATGGAACTTCGG